GGTAACACAGTTATTGAAGGTACAGTTGATATTCAGTTACAAACAACTATAACTGATGGTCTTCTTTTACAAGCAGATAATAAAAAATTCGAGATTAAAACTGCAGGTGGCACTAGTGTATTTGATATTGATACAGATAATGGTAATACACATACAGATGGCACATTAGATGTAGATAGTGGAGTAACATTTAATAGCACTCTTGATGTAGATTCTGCTGTTACATTTAATTCAACATTGGATGTTGATAATGATTCAGTATTCCATGATGATATTACACTTGATACCACTGGTAAGAATTTCAAGATTACAAACGGCACTGATGATAAATTTACCGTCCTTTCTACAAATGGTAATACAGATATCAGAGGCACACTTACTGTAGGATCAGCAGTAGTATTAGAAAATACTTTCCAAGTAGATGGCAACGCTACTATTGGTAATCAATCTAGCGATACATTAACAGTTAACTCAGACACTACCCTTACAGATAACCTTACAGTTAATCAAGCGGTAGATTTTGATTCAACTCTTAATGTAGATCAGGCAGTAGATTTTAATTCTACTTTAACTGTAGATGGCACAACCACAGTCTACGATTCTATAATCTTACAGTCTGATAACGAAGTCTTTAATATCAACAATGCTTCTGGTCAGATACAGTTTGCAGTTGATAGTGATAATGGTAATACAATAATTGGTCGTGTTGGACAAGGCACAGGTACTTTGACAGTCCACGGTGACGCAACCTTTAATGACAATACACAGTTTACTGACAACGTAACTATCGGTAATGCAAACACCGATACTCTTACAGTCAATAGCAACACAACTCTAACTGACGACGTTAGAATCAATGGGTCACTAATTGTTGACACGAATGCTACAATAGAAGGTAACCTAACTGTTAACGGCACAACAAGCACAGTTAATTCTACTGTTGTTACGTTAGACGATCCTATTATTACTTTAGGTGGTGACACTGCTCCTTCATCTGATGATGCTAAGGATCGTGGTGTTGAGTTTAGGTATTACGACAATCAAGCAAGACTAGGATTCTTTGGTTGGGATAACTCTGCAGAAAGATATGCACTTTATCATGCTGCTACTAATTCATCAGAGGCATTCTCAGGTACAAGATCTGGTCTAGATGCAGGATCACTTAAATTATTTGACACAACAAATGCGACAAACTCTGCTACTGGGACTCTCATCGTTGGGGGCGGTGTTGGTATTGGATTGGATCTCTACGTTGGAGACGATCTCGTCGTCACAGACGATGGATCATTTGGTGGAGATGTCAGTATCACTGGCACGCTCGATGTAACATCTGACTTTGCAGTTAACTCTACTAAGTTTACTGTTGCGTCTGCCTCAGGTAACACTATTGTCCAAGGCACATTACAAGTTGATGGAAACACAACTATTGGTAATGCTTCTGGGGACGCACATGTATTTACAGGTGGAGTTACATTTAACCAAGCAATTATATCAACAGATATTACTGCCGATAACATCAAAATCGGTGTTGATGGATCGAGCGAAATTTCAACAACCTCTGGAAATCTAATATTAGATTCAGCAGGTGGCACCGTTAATATTACAGATGATGCTGACGTAGATGGAGACTTAAATGTTGACGGTAATACAAAGGTTGATGGCACTCTTACTGTCGATGGTAATACTACTATCGGTAACGCATCAGGAGATAGTCACTCAGTTACTGGGACAGTCCAGTTTAACCAAGCAATCACCTCCACAGACATCACAGCAGACGCCATCAAGATCGGGGTCGATGCTAACAATGAAATTAGTACCACAACTGGTAACCTTGTCCTCGACTCTCAGGCAGGAAAGGTACACATCACAGATAATGCTGAGGTAGATGGCAATCTACAGGTAGACTCAAATACAACTCTTGGTGACAGCAGCAGCGACACACTAACTGTCAATGCAACATCTACATTTAATGCTGCGATCACATCTACAGACATCACTGCTGATAACATTCAGATCGGTGTTAGTGGATCTTCTGAGATTGACACATCTCTAGGTAACTTAACTATTGACTCTGCAACAGGTGAGACTATTGTAGATGATAACTTAACTGTAAGTGGCACAGCAGATATTAATCTGTTGACTACAATTACAGATGGTCTAGTAGTTAAGGCAGACAATAAGCAAGTCCAGATTCAGACTGCAGCAGGTCTAGACAAATTTACTATTGATACTGACAATGGTAATACAGATATTCAAGGCACACTTAATGTAGAGGGTGCTACAACCATTGACGATACTTTCAATGTCACTCAAGCAACTGATCTTGATAGCACTCTAAACGTAGATGGTGCAGCGACATTCCAAGATGACGTCACAATAAACGCTGATAATAAAACATTTAAGATCCAGAATAACTCTGGTGTCGATAAGTTTACAGTAGATACAGATAACGGAAACGTAGTAACTCAAGGCACATTAGAAGTTACAAGCACAACAACTTTAGTTGATAATGTAACTGCACAGGCAAGAGTTGATCTTACTAAGAATGAGAATCCTACATCTCTAACTGCTAACGCTCCATTAATGATTCCTAATGGTGGTGCAACCATTGGTGAGGATGTCTTTATCGGACAGACTCTAAAATTAGGACCTAATGCTGCAGAGACAATTACATTAGCAGGCACAACTGGTAATGCAACTATTGGGGGCACACTTGGTGTTACAGGTATTACAACACTAACCACCCTAAACTTAGGAAGTCTCACATCCAGTGGTGCTGCTAACATCGGTGGTAGTTTGATTGTTAACACAAACAAATTTAGCGTTGCATCTGCAACTGGTAACACTGATATTGCAGGTACATTAGATGTCGTAGGTGCAACTGTCATTGACGATACATTGAATGTCACACAGAATGTTGACTTTGATGCTGACCTTAATGTAGATGGTAATTTACAACTTGATGGCACACTTACTTTAGATAGCACATCATTATTCAAAGATAATATTGTATTAAAGGGATCTACTAAGACTCTTAAATTACAGAATGGTAGCAGCACAACTAAGATTGAGTTGCAATCAACTTCTGGTAACATCATAGCGGGTGGTCTTACAACTACAAACTCTCTTGACGTTACAACTAACACCACTATCGGAGGCACACTTGGTGTAACAGGGCAGATCACTGGTAACATAACAGGTGATCTAACAGGTACTGCTGACAAGACTCTGCTCTCTGATATCACAGATACTACAACATCTAACCTTACATACTTCCCAACATTTGTTTCTACAAATAATGGTTTCACTGAGATCCGCACAGACTCTACAAACCTTACATACAACCCTTCTACTAACAGATTAACTGTTACAAACTTCAGATCAACAACTGACTTTGAAGTCCAAGGTAACTTGAATATTACAGGTAATATCTTGTATGGTCAGTCACAGGTTGGAGACATTAGTAACCATGACACTGATGCATTAACTGAAGGATCAACAAATCTATACTTTACTGACGAAAGAGTTGACGATAGAGTCAATGCTTTAATCGTAGGTGGCACTGGTATCACTGCGACTTATGATGACGCAGGTAACATGTTGACCTTAAGTGCAACACAGGCAGATATAAATACCGACAATATTACTGAAGGATCTACAAATCTCTTCACTACTGCTGCTCGCACTAGGAGTCATTTCACATATGGCACAGGTATTACACATAACAGTGGCACACTTTCTGTTACTCAAGCTGATATTGACACCGACAATGTTACAGAAGGATCCACAAACTTATTTACAACTGCTGCTCGCACTAGAGGACACATCTCTGTTAGCGGAGATCTAGCATATAACGCCTCTACTGGTGTTATTTCATACACAATTCCAACAACTATTGCATCTATCTCTAACCATGATACAGGTGATTTAGCAGAGGGCACTAACCTTTACTATACAGATGAGAGAGTAGATGACAGAATTGATGCTTTAATTACAGCAGGCACAGGACTTACTAAGACTTATGATGACGCTTCTAACACCTATACATTAGCATTTGACTTTGGTGAGTTTGACACAGGAAATGTAACTGAAGGTAGTAATCTTTACTATACTAACACTCGTGCTGACGCAAGAGTTAATCTACAGACAGGTGCTAACTTAGACCTATCCAGTAAGTCAACAAGTGACTTAAGTGAAGGCACAAATCTATACTATACAAACGCAAGAGCGGATGCTCGTGTTGTTGCAGGTATCACTGGAAAACTTGATGCTTCTGCAATTAGCACATTTGGTCTAACACTAGTTGATGACGCAGATGCTTCTGCTGCCAGATCCACACTAGGATTAGGTAGTGCTGCTCAATCTGCCTCAAGTGATTTCGCTACTGCTGCACAGGGCACACTTGCTGCCTCTGCTACACAACCAGGCGACTTAGGTGCTGTTGCCACATCTAATGATTATGATGACCTAAGCAACAAACCTACATTATTCTCTGGTGCATATAATGACCTAACTGGTAAACCTACATTATTCTCTGGTGCTTATGGAGACCTAACTGGCACACCTACACTAGGCACTGCTGCTGCAACTGCATCAACTGATTATGCTACTGCTGCACAAGGTGCTCTTGCTGCATCTGCATTACAGGCAGAAACAATTACATTAGCTACACTCAAGTCTGTTACAGCAGCGTCTACTGACTTTGCTGACTTCCAATCTAGAATCGCTGCTCTATAAGTAAATGGCAATTCCTACCTCTAAAGCTGAATTAAAAGAATACGCTCTTCGTAGACTGGGCAAACCAGTCTTGGAGATCAACGTGTCTGATGATCAAGTTGATGATGCTATTGATTATACCTTACAAAAATTTCAGCAGTATCACTATGATGGTGCTGAGCGTTGCTACCTAAAGCATAAGGTTACACAGGATGTTATAAACAGAAGTGAGACAAATACAACTACTACTTCTAAGGCAGGAAATGATTCATGGTTAGAAGGAAATGGTTATATAGAAATCCCAGATCACATCCTAGCGATTGAAGGGATTTTTTCTTTTACAGATAAAGGCACATCAAACATGTTTGATATTAGATATCAGATGCGTTTGAATGACTTGTATGATTTTACATCTACACAGTTTTATCATTACTACATGATACAACAACACCTTTCTACCATTGACTTTTTGTTAGAAGGTATTAAACCAGTAAGATATCATTCAGTGCAAGACAGATTATATCTAGATTTTGATTGGCCACAAGATGCACAGTTAGATCAGTATATAGTTATCAAAGCATGGAGAGCATTAGATCCGACAACATGGACAGAGATATACAATCAGATGTGGGTTAAAGATTATGCCTCTGCTAAAATTAAAAAGCAATGGGGACAGAATCTAACAAAATTCCAAAGCGTGCAGATGCCAGGTGGAATAACTCTTAATGGTGAGATGATTTACAATGATGCAGTAGAAGAGTTAAAAAATCTAGATGAGCAACTACGCACCACTTGGGAAACTCCACCTCTAGACATGATCGGATAACATGGCACTCAACACATTCTTTACACAGGGGACTACTGGCGAGCAGAATTTAGTCGGTGACTTAGTTACTGAGCAAATTAAGATGTTCGGTAAGGATGTATATTATATTCCTAGGACTATTGTAAAGAATGATGACACATTTGGTGAGGACACCTTAAGTAAGTTTGAAGGTGCATTTTTAATAGAAGCATACATTGAAGATGCCTCAGGATTCCGTGGCGACGGAGATATGTTTAGTAAGTTTGGTGTAAGAATATCAGACCAAATTACTTTTATAATATCACGCACAAGATTTACAGAAGCAGTAGATGATAACGCACAATTAATTGTAGAGGGTAGACCAAACGAAGGTGATTTAATTCACTTCCCTATGGCAAACAAAACTTTTGAGATACAGTTTGTTGAGCATGAAGTGCCATTCTACCAGTTAGGTAAAGTGCATGTATGGGGTTTGCGTTGTGAGCTATTCGAGTACAGCGACGAGGATATCGATACTGGTGT